GTCCCAGCTGCCACAAATACTATACTCCAATTACTGCCATCCCACTCTACAATGTCATTTGCACTAGCAAAAAAGTCACTGTTGTCTGATTGTCTCCATGCAGATGGTCCCTGTTGATTTTCTGCAGATCCAATGTCACTTAAAATTAAGAATCTCATACCAGGTTGTTTTACATATGATGGATTGACTCTGCTGGGCTCTATAACGTAGTCTATATTTGTTTTTCCATCTATTATTGTGTTTGATGGAAAACTATCATAATCCCAATTAACTTGCAAAATACTGTTATCGGTTGGCTTAACTCTAACAGTACCAGTAACTGTAATATTTATATCTGCTCTTGTTAGGAAAATTCTACTAATATCAGCAGTATATTTTCCTGGGTAACTTGACAGGATATTTAACCAACTGATTTTCTTACTAGAATTATTTCTCATAAGTTTTATAGACTCTCCCTCAACATACACCCCAAGTTGTAGATAATTGACAGCGACTACCTGAGAACTTGTGGGAGTTTGTGTAGAAGTATTTTCGTCAATATTATTCATATGTACTAGATCCAGAGGATCCTGTGACTGCTCTGTTGGGTCAACATAACCAGTGCGTGTCCAAGACGTTGGATCCCAAATTTTAGTTTCTTCATTCCACCAAGCACCATATACTGGTGTAATACCACCACCGTCTGTGGCGTATATTCTCACACGTCTGCCGTCACGTGAAGTATAGGGTTCACCCATAATAACATTTCCCGTTATTGAGCTGTTATTTCTATCAACCCTGCCAGCTATTGAATTGTCGTATTGATTTAATTCAGGAGTTGACAGCCCTAAATCAATAGTGCCAGTGTCTTCGTTAAAAATATTCATAATGATATTTGTAATAACGCCCAACCTTTTTACTTTTGCTGGCGGAGAAATCCATATAGGTGTAGAAAATGTAAGAGTACTAACGTCTATTTGATTTTCAGTTCCAGCAGGTATGGTACGATTTGTAAATGCAATACTGTCTAAGTCAACAACAGTTAAACTAGCCCAATCAACATAATTATCTGTTGTTTGTATTTCTAAACTTGGATTAAAAAGCATTGCTATTTGTTCTATTATTTGAAGTTTTTGATCAGTACTTGTACTCCAAATATCAGCATTAACTGTTAATTTATATGGGGTTGGCATCAGTCGTTCAACTGTGTAGTTTTTTCCCTGTGAGTTTAGATACTCATTACCAGCTTCATCATATGCACGTTCACGAATATGCACTTTACTCACAAAACTACTGTCGCTAGTTCTTTCTCGATCAATATCTAATCCAGTTATATATAATGCTATCCTTGGCGCACTTGGTAATTTGTTTTCACTGTTATCGCGAAGTATATTTGCTACTTGCCGAGTTATGTCACCATACATTACTGGTATTCTACGCAAATCACCAGAACCGTCTTTGTAACTAAAATCACTTAGCATACGAATCATCTGTGTTATATAGCGTCTTATCTGCCCGTCGTAAAAATGAAGCACTGGTTGATTCCTTAATTATCTGCTCGGGGCCGCAGGGCCTTGCTCAAGCTTTGTCTTTCTTCAACAACTTCTCCAGAAATAGTATTGGTTGCCGCATTATTAATAAACGTACCTTTTTGTGTAAATCTATCAGCCTTTGGAGTCATTGTCATTCTTACATCATCTTTAACTCTGCTCCATTTTAAACCGTCATACATAAACATTCTATGTGGTAAAAAATCAGTACGTAAAAAATAATCACCAGTTTCTTTGTTAGATGGAAAATTTATTCCAGTACCAAATGGCGATCCATTTGGTGCATCAGCAATTCCCAGCAAATAACCAGTATATCCTTCTCGTAATGGGCGATCGAGACCCACGCTCGCTAAAAATGTAGAGTCAGTTACATTAATATTGCTGGTGTCCACGTTTACTAAGTTTACACTACCATCTGGGTTTGTTGCCAGTGTGTAATAATGGTGTACATCATAACCTGACAGCAATGCATCTATCTCTGATTGTGCAATGATTGCATCATTGATTTGTAATTCTTTTTCGTATGTACTAAGCACGTCTCGCAATGTAACATTACTATCCTCATCTGCTGGCAAATCCAGGATTTCTTTATATTCTTGAGTATCGGCTATTTGTTTTAACCTAAGTCTATACAGATGCGGATACCAAGTTTGACTAAATCCCTCAGAAGCTCTACTTACTTCATCTATTACATAGAATCGTTTTAATGCTACGCTGTAATCATTTAGTGCATATTCATCTTTTAGGTGTGGAAGTTCTATCACATCTCCTGCAATTAATTTTCTACCTATAGTTTTTACGCTGTTGTTTATATGCACAGTCAAGTAAAGTGTGTCGTTGCTTAAAAACAATCCAAACTGGCTCAAGTCGAAGTCTTGGTCCTGTATGGTGTAAACGCCTCTTAACAGATATACGTCTGGGTCATATTTTCTATCTCGATTTTCCATAAAAAGCAAGTCTTGTATATTTGTTTCTTTTAATACATCATATTGTGGTTGGTCTGCTGTTGCATTTTCTGCGGTGGGATTTAATGCGCCTTGGTATTTGTGGATAACTACATCAGTTCCGCCCACAGTAAATTGTTCCATAATAATACGGTCCAAAAAATGATAATCAGCTGTTTTGTGTGTTCTATAAAGACTTATGCGTGGCATACTGTATTTATAATAAATAGTATTGGAGAACAAACATGGCTGATTTACAAACCGAAAAACAAAAAATATTTGACTACGTATACGCAATGCTAGGTGGTGGTATGGTTGACGTAGAACTTGACCCCATTCACTATGAAGCTGCTCTTGAAAAATCGTTAAACAAGTACAGACAGCGTGCAGAGAACTCAGTTGAAGAAAGCTATATGATGTTACCACTAGAGGTTGACACAAACGAATATATACTTCCACAGGAAGTTGTTGAAGTAAGACAGCTTTTTAGACGCAGTGTAGGCAGTAGAAGCGGCGGTGGAGACGGCGGTACATTATTTGAACCTTTTAACTTGGCTTATACAAATACATATTTGCTGGCCGGGACAAAGACTGGCGGGTTGTTAACATATGAATTATTCAGTCAATATCAAGAATTAGTTGGTAGAATGTTTGGTAGTTTTATAGAATTTAAATGGAACAACTCAACTAAAAAACTTACAATATTGCAGAGACCGCGTGCTGAAGAAGAAGTAATGATGTATTGCTATAATCATAGACCAGACTTTCAGTTGTTTAGTGACTACTTGGCAAAACAGTGGCTGCGTGATTATACCCTTGCAACCTGCAAATATATGTTGGGGGAGGCTAGGGGTAAGTTTCCTACAATAGCAGGACCACAGGGTGGTGGTTCATTGAACGGTCCAGAGCTCAAAGCTGAGGCACAATCAGAAATGGAAAAACTCGAATCTGAATTAGTGCTTGCAGTTGCTGGTGGCAAGGGCTACGGATTCATAATAGGATAACATAAATGAGAATTCAAGAAATATTAACAGAATCTAGATATAACTCCACTATAGTAGTTGATGTTCAACCTGCCTATTCAGGCGCTATAAATTTTGCACCAGAGTTAATGAGTTTTTTAAATACACAAAAAAGAATTTTAATGCTGGTAAACGGGGTAAACGGTGGCAGCCTTGCTGGTATTGGATATGTTACATCTGATACTATTCCTGCAATTAAAAAATACTGGGAAAATAATGGATTTACTAACTGGGAAGCCGTTACCCTAGTTGAAAAGGGATTTGGCTATCTAAGAAATTGGATGGATATGGGCATTTCTGAAAACACTATTATAAGAACTATTAGAGAAATGTATAGCCAAAGAGTTAGTGGGAGCAACGAACTGTTTAAAAACAGCGACGATCCAGAACTAGAACTTGACAATTTTGTTGGATCAGATTTTGATGAGTATATGCTGGATGATCCAATATATGTAAAATGGATGTCTTTAAAAATATTAAAGCAGTTTTCTGGTTCATATATTGCGGGCGGGGGGAAGGATGAATGTTTGAAAGAAGTAGAAATACTTATGAGTGCATTTAATATCAAATCAACACGCATATCTAAGTTTTTATATTAACAAGATTCATAATAGGATAATAAAATGCTACTACGTGAAATTACGCGAATTAAACTTGGTCAACCAGCCAAAAATAATACCACCGCTTTTATTGATGATTTTTTTACTAATACACAAGAACACCCATTCAATAATAAAGCACGGATATATGCAGGTGCAGTATTGGAAATCTATCCCATGGGCAACGTTATTCATATTTCTGATATTATGTCCACAGCCCCAAATAGTGGGGCTGGATCCAAAGCTATAAGTTTTTTAATAAATCTTGCTGATAAACATCGTGTTAAATTAGACTTGACTGCCAAAGCATATGCAAGAGACAAAAAGTTTATAACTGATACTGCACAGTTAGCCAATTGGTACAAGAAAATGGGATTTGTAGTGGACGATGAATTTATAGATGACCCTGATGACCTAGAAGGTTACGAAGAAGTCAATATGGCATATTATCCTAAATAATATATTGACAATATTGTTATATTTTGTATAATATTTAAAAAGGATTAATATGTTAAAATTGCCAAAATTACTTATAATTGGTCATGGTAGACATGGCAAAGATACTGTGTGTGAATTGCTTGAAAATTTATACGGATTTAACTTTAAAAGCAGCAGTAAGTTTTGTAGTGAACGGTTTATATTCAATAATCTTAAAGACATGTATGGGTATTCTGATGAAGATACATGTTATGCAGATAGACATAACCATCGTCAGGAATGGTATGATGCAATATGCGCATACAACATTCCTGACCCAGCTCGTCTCGGACGAGAGATATTTGAGGAGCATGACATCTATTGCGGATTGCGCAATAAAAAAGAATTCCATGCTATGAAAAATACCGGGGTGTTTGATTATGCAATTTGGGTAGATCGGTCAGACTATTTGCCACCAGAAAGCAAAGAAAGCATGACTTTGGAAATTTGGATGTCTGACTTTGTCATTGATAATAACGGAACCCTCGATGACTTGCGTAATAATACTAATCAATTGATGAAACACATAATTAAATAAACTACTATTTTTTGGCTTTATAATAGCATGTTTCTTATGGATTCTACTAAATACTACGAGATATATCCATGAGGAGAGTTTGACGATGGCATTAGTATCACCAGGTGTACAGGTTAGCGTTATCAATGAGAGTTTTTATACTCCAGCGGAACCAGGCACAACACCACTAATTTTTGTAGCTACACAAGAAAATAAACAAAATCCAGCCAAAACTGGTATTGCACAAGGCACACTGGCCACTAATGCCGGTAAAGTTTACACAATTTCTAGCCAAAGAGAACTAGCAGAAACCTTTGGAGACCCACTATTTTATACTGATGCAAATAACAACCCAATAAATGGAAGTGAACAAAATGAATATGGCCTACAGGCTGCTTATTCATTCCTAGGTGTTAGCAATCGTGCATTTGTGGTGCGTGCTGATATAGACTTATCAGCAATATCACCAGCAGCT